TTAATGTTAAAAACTCAACAGGCAGATGGGCCGCCTATATTTATGCCGCATGTTGAGACTTCAGATATTGATAAATATGGATATGGCAATATATAAAAGAGGTAATTGATGGCAAATTTAGAGTTGAGATTAGAAGAGGAAATGCTGGATGACCCAATATTAGTGTATAGAAATTACTCTATAGCAAGCGGAGTAAATTCTTGGGTTTTCCCTACAGATATAAAAGATGATCAAGTCGCAGATATTCAAAATATAGACATCTCTATACCAGGTAAGCGCAAGAAGGTCCCTGGATATACAGCAAAGTTTGATTTAGGGGCTAATCTTGTTTCAGGCGGAGCCTTATTTGCCCCTACTGGAGGCAGTAAACTCTTAATATCAGAATCTGCCGGCAATATTTATTCTTGGGATTTTGCTGCTGCTTCTGCTACAGAGCGTCAAGCAGGCCTTACTTCAACTGATCAAGTAGATTATCTTGTTGCCGGAGATACAATCTACAGACTTAATTCAGTAGATAATATTTATTATTCAACAGATGGATTAAGTTGGTCTAATTATGATGCTTCTGTTGCAACGAATTTCCCTAAATGTACACACGGGGTTTATTTAGTAGGAAGAATTTTTGTGGCAGGTAATCTTACGCATCCAGATTGGATTTATTTTTCAAATACTTTTAATGCTACTGGAGGCGCTTGGGGACAGAATACTCGTGCTCTTAAGATTGAGACAGGTGATAATCAAGTATTAAGAGGGCTGGTGCCCTGGAGGCAGATTGGTAAGACAGTTCCATTTTTAGTAGCTTTTAAGGATAGGTCTATTTGGCAGATTGATATATCTAATCCTTCTCCATATCTATGGTATGCTGCGCCATTGAGCTTAAGACACGGTTCTTGTTCAAGGAGAGCTGTAACTGCTGTAGGAGATGATGTATTCTTTTTGTCTTTTAGAGATGGGGTCAGGAGCTTGTTAAAAACTATAGCAGAAACAACATCCGGGGGAAGCGAACCTTTATCCAGGCCTATCCAGAGCTATATCGACAGGATTAACTGGCAATATGCGGTAGATAAGGCCTGTTCTGTGTTTTATGATAATAAGTATTTTATAGCTGTTCCACTGGATACATCTACCTATAACAATTATGTTTTTATTTATAATCCATTAAACGATTTGCAAAGAATTGGAAACGCATGGACTATAATCCCAGATGTAAATGTAAATCACTGGATAATTACAGATTACAACAACGTAGAACAGCTTTATGCTGGAGAGGCTTCTGCCGATGGGAAGATGTATCTTTTTTGGGATTTAGATTCTACGGATTTTAACGGGACGGCAATCACCTATCAAGAAGATTCAAAAAGGATAAATTTTGGATTACCTGACCATGATAAAACCGGTATCTTTTTAGAAGTAGAAGCATTGATTACAGAAGCAGCAGAACTTTTAGTATATGCGCAGCTTGATGGCAATGGCTGGACAGAGATAAAAATGACTAATGGAGAGAGATTGGATTTGGGAAGCGGGACTCCTTCTTTACCAGTTGATTTACCTTTTGACCTTGTTGGCAATGTTAAAGTGAGGGGTAAATATCCATTAGGAAAGTTAGGCAGGTTTCGTAATATTCAATTTAGGTTTAAACAGGAAACCGATAATGTAGATTGTCAAATTGTAAATTGGAGTACTGCGGCATTTAAGGAGGTAGTAGAACTTGGCTAAACAAAATAATTTACAAAAAGAATTAACTGATACAGGTGCAGTTACGACAAATGATAAAGCGGGCCGTCTTTTATATGCTGAATTTATAGGTGCAACAGCAGGGGATAAACTTGAGATTAAAGACGGCGCAACAGTTGTTAAAACCTTAATTACAGTAACTGCCAACGAGCTTGTAAAATTCGGGCCGTTTAAACGAGAAGAAGCCCCTATATTTGAAACGGATATAGATACTACTTTTACTAAAACTGCTAATGCTTGGGCGTATTTTTTATATGATGAATTAACTTAAGGGGGAGACATGAGAAGAGGCGTACCTCGATTCATTAATGCAATAAAGGCAGCTTATAATAAAAACATAGATAAGGCGTTCACTGAAGATATTGTTGTAGGTAAAACATTGAAAAGCAATATCAATACTTTTATACAAGGGCAAAAAAGATTTGAGATAGAAGAATTTTTTACTCTGAAATTAACTACTGAACATGTAGTATTACGTGAATATCGCAATAACCAACTCGCAGGTGAAGAAAATTATATGAAATATATAGATGCGGAAGTTGCAATGTCAAAGAAATTATAAAGGAGGTTTACGATGGCTGTCTCTGTAACCAGAGGATATACTTTTGGCGCTACTGAAACTGTTACAAATACCAAGCTGCATTCATTAGTTGACAGCGCTGCTGTAACAGGCATTACTTTAGATATAGCTTATGATGGCGGAAATTCAATAACCGTTGATGCTAATCCTGTAACATTAAATCTATCTCACGCTACAAATATAGGCCTTGATATAAATAAAACCGCAGGGGTTGGTGATGCTGTTGAGATTGATGTAGATGTAGCTAATGCGATTGGGTTAAATATAGACCACGCTGCTGCTGCCACTGGAGATGCAATACAAATCGATTATGCAGCGGATGGTGTTCTTTTAGATTTGAATAAAACAGGCGCAGGAGCAGGTAATGTTATAGACATTGCTAATGCTGGGACAGGTTATGGCCTTGCAATAGCTTCAACTAATAATGCTGCGCATATAAATCTATCTGGAGATCCAACGGTAGCAAGTCCTGTTGATGGAGATTTGTGGTTTACGGGTTCTGCTTTGAATTTTAGAAATGGGGCTGCAACTGTAGATCTTTTAAATTTATCACCATTTCTAACAGGAGATTGGATTATATCTTCAGTAGTAACTGCACATAGTGGCTGGACAAATGTATCTGCTACATATTCAAATAAATTTATGAGGATAAATGCTACACCGCTTACAACAGGTGGAGCAGATACTCATACACATGGTGCAGGAAGCTATGTAGGGTCTTCACATACACATACTTACTCTGGGACTACAAGTGGCGGGTCTTCAAGTCACGGATGTCAAGGCGGTGGGGACTCGGTATCTCCAAGCACACATACACATACTTACTCTGGGACAACCGCCGCTGGAGGCGCAGGAGCTATTACAGGAACATCTGCAAGTGCTAATAATATACCTGCATATGTTCAAGTAGTAATATTCCAAAAGGATTAGAATGGCAGAAGGAGAATTAGCTAAAAGAGAAGAAAGTAATATGACTCCTGGTTTTGGGGTAGCGGGACAGGTAATGTGTCCGTTTAGTCTAATGGCCCCAAAAATGTGCATGAAACAAGGATGTGAGATGTGGGTAGAATTAAATTATGGAGAGAAAAAAGTAGCAAGATGTAGTTTAGCGTGGACAGCAATTCTTTTGACAGAAATGAGAGCTTCTATTGACAGATTGGAGAAAAAGCTAAAATGAACCCAGAGCTTTATATGGTATTTCTTCCAGGGATTAGTTGGACATTGTTTGCGCTTGGCGGCACGCAAATATCTGATAAAGTGCCTGGCTGGAAAGGATGGCGGAGGTTTATTTTACCAATAGTTTATTTTATAACTTGTTTAATTGCGGGGATAACATTATGGCAAAATTTACTAATAACAGGCATAAGCGTAGGAAGCTACAGTCTTGGTTACGGCGAAAAGAAAAGCTGGCCACAGAAAGCTATCGTGGGCTTAATGTATGCTCTTGTGTCTATACCGATAGGCATATCAGCATGGAACTTGTTCACGATGGGAGGTTTCCTGGGACTGTTTGCCCTATCTAATACAAAATTGACAGCTAATATGTTCACGTGGAAGATTTGTGAAGGATTTTTTGGTTTATTGGTAGGTATACAACTTGCATATATCCTTATGCATTATAGAGGGGAGTGGTTATGGATGTTTTAGAGCTTTTCAAGGCAATGAAAGAGGTTGGTATACCTATAGGAGCATTTGCATTATGTGCGTATATAGTCATATTTATTGTTAAAAGATTATCTATATCTATTGATAAACTTGTCAATAGATTAGAAAGATTTACTGACCGTGTGAGAATAGAACACGAACAAAGCGCAAAGCGGCATGAGGCTCTTATGGAGCAGCATAGTGAAATGATAAAGGTATTAGGGCGCATAAATGGCTACACAAGCAAACATTAAAACTAATATAAATTCCTATATAGCTGACAGTAATCATAGTGATTGGATAGAGGGACTTTTAGAAGCTGTTAAATTAGAGGAAAGGTTTGACTGGCTTGCAACAAAAATAATACTTGAGTATAAAGGAGAAAAAACAGGACTTGCAGCCTGGAATTATAGGAAAGCTAATTTTACCAATAGCGCAGGCGTAAAAGCAACAATTCCTATATTTGAGCATATCTTGATAATGCCGAAATGGCAGTATACCAGAGTAGGTGTCCGTCTTATGCTTTTAATGGAAGAGACGTTACGTAAGATGGAATACAAACAATATATTTCTGAAATAAATAGTAATAATTGGAAAATGAAAAAATACGCTGTTAAATGGGGTATGAAACCTTATAGTGAAAACGGCGATGGCGTTTTGTATTACAAGAATCTATAGAAGGAGGTCATTATGTGTTTTGGTTCACAGACTACTACTGTAACTCCACCACCACCACCAACTCCGCCAACTGCGGGAGAAGCCTCAAGAGAGGCATTGGAAACGCAGATGGAGCTTGCTCCAGAGTACTATGCATTGGAGCAGGAATATAGACCGAGATATGCTGAATTAGATTATCAAATTGCTTCTACTTATGGGCCTCAATTGGCTCAATTAGCAAGAAGCGTTCAGCAATCTTTATATCCAACTGAATCTATGTTGGAGGAAAATTTAGCTCAAACAGCTCTTGGAAATTTAGGGGCTGTTTCTTCAGCCGAAGAAAGGGAAGCTATTGCAGAAGGTATTTATTCTAATTTAGCAGCGGAAACTGCCGGATTAGGGGAAATAGGAGAACCTCTTTTAGAAAAATATAAACAGGATATACGGTCCGGACAAGCTACGAGAGGATTAGGGCTTTCTCCTTTATCTGCGGCAGAAGAAGCAACAGAACTTGCAGAATTGGGAGAAGCGCGCAGGCAATATGATATAGGTACTCAAATGGGATTAGGGCAGCTCTATAGTAATCTTGGGGCTTCTTCTGAAGGAAGAAGACAATTTGATATAGGGACAGCTTTGAGTATTGCAGGAAGGCAGCCTGTTGCAAGAATGACGCCTACGCAGCAAGGAGGAATATACTCACCACCTACGACATCAAATCTTTTAAATTATACAACAGGAAGAAACCAAAATGTTATGCAGGGGTATCAAGCGAGCTTACCTACAGTTTTGGCAGGGCCAAGTGGATTTAGTCAAGCTTCTGAAGGAATGGCGGGGATGGGAAGTCTTGCTATGGGGCTTGCAATGCTATCGAGTATAACCCTTAAAAAGAATATTGAACCAATCAATAACGCATTAGATAAAGTTTTAAAATTACAAGGTGTGCATTTTGATTGGATAGATACGAATAAAGAGGATTCTGGTTTAATTGCAGAAGAGGTTGAAAAGATTATCCCAGAAGCTGTTACAGAGATAGATAACATTAAAGCTATTAAACCTTATACTTTATTAGCTTATGCTTTTGAAGCTATCAAAGAGCTTGCAGAGAAAGTGGAAAGGAGGGGATAGCCATGCCAATGCCAGTTATATATGTAGATCCAAATAAAGAAGGCTTCGAAGCGCTAAAAGATTTAGGAAGCAGCTTGATGTCTTATAAAATGTTAAAGAAAATGAAAGGGGAAAAGGGAAAAGAAGGAAAAGCCAAAGGGGAATTCCGTCCTAAATTAGATATGGTTGGCGGTAAACTTACACCTTCTTTTGAATATAAGACTGCTCAAGAGATAGAAGAAGAGCAGCTCAAAAGAGATGTAACTAAATTTACTTCCAAAATCTATGGGAAAATTGCAGAACGTATGGGAGCTTTAGAAGAAAAAGCAGCTAAAGGAGATGAGAAAGCAGCAGGGCAACTTGATAAAATGGTTGAAGATTTTTCAGCTTCTTTTACTGGAGGCGGGCACTTGACAGTTTCAAAAGGTAAAGATAAAACAACCGAGCCAAAAATTACAGAATCCATGTTAAAGCGCCTCGAAGGAGAAATTAAAACAACGCCTGATTTTAGAGCAAAGCTTCCTTTTGTTCCAGAGTCAATTCAAGGAAAGGGGTTTCCTATCCAAATCCCAGGCTTTAAATTAGGGCGACAACGAACAAAACAGCGACAGTTTGAAAAAGTAAAAGAGAAATATTTAGAACCCGTAAGTGGAGTAAAGTCAAAAACGAAGCTTCCAAAGGATACTTCTAATCTTTCCGAAGAAGATATACAACATACAATGAAAATCCACAACCTAACACGAGAAGAAGTTTTAAGGAGGCTTGGTAGGTAATGCCTATAGATTTACTTGAGAAAAAAGAGCCTAAAGATTTACTTGCAGAGTTTGACCCAAAAGATTTATTAGGTAAAAAGACTTTACCGGTAGATATAGGTAAGATTGGTAAAGACATGGCTCTTTCTATGTTAAATCCTGTAGCCGGGCCAATTTCTACTATTCCATCAGTCAGAAAAGCTATAACCTCACAGCCTGCTCTTAATGTAGCAACTGGTATGACTGGTATGCCTATTTCCGCAGCTGAAAAGGTTATAGATACAACCCCTGAAACTGTTACCAGATCATTAGGTAGATATGGGCTTGAGTTTGTAAATACTTCTTTATTTGGAATCCCTGAAACAATCGCATATAAACAAGGTTATAATTGGCCTACGCCTGAAGACCCATACGAACAGATTGCAGGAGCAATGGGTTCTTTAACAGGTTTTGTTCTGGGCCCTATAAAATTTGGACGATTGATGGCTCCCAGGCTGCCTGTAGTAGGACGCGCATTTAGACCTATTAGAACTTTTTCTCAAGCAATAGTAAAACCTATTTTACGACAATCCGCAACTTTAGGGACAGCTCAAGCTTTAACCTTGAAGCCTGAAACAAATTTTGTTGGTAGGTTTGGAGCAGGTTATATAGCGGGTGGTATGCTTGCAGGATTAAGTTATATTCCAAGTAAGGTAGGGCGTATTCTTGCAACATCTTCTTTATTAGGGGTGCCCTCAACTTTACATAATGAACCATTAGAAGAACAAATCTTTAATTATGGATTAGGTGCATATTTTGGAAGGCATAGAATAAATCCTCGTCAAGTTTTAAAAACAGAAAAAATGATGGATGATTTATTGCGGTATGGCGTAGATGATGTTGAATGTAAACGCATTACAGGCGAACAACAGAAGCTCATCGATTCTTTAAAATCCGATGTTAAACTTTACGGCCCAGAGCCAAAGACAAAAGAGGGATACCTCGAAGATATGATTTTAAAGGGTGGTAAACGTCATTATGAACCTGCTTGGGGAGGATGGAGAAAAGAAGCTATTGGTTTTATTTGTCATAAACTAAACAATGTTGTTAATAGTAAAAGTTATCATCTTCGCAATGATGATATAAAAGATATAATAGGTGTTTTAGGATTAAAAGGGAAGGTAAGTTATAAGGCATTAGAAAAGTTAAATGATACGCAAATCTATAATCTTCGAGAAATCTGCAATAATCATCAACAGGTTGAACCTGAAAAAGTTTTTCAATCACGACCTCCTTTAAAGACTACTCAAAATTGGTTAAGGGATTGGACTCGTAGAATAAATTTATGGGATATTACTTTAAGGCCCGGATATAAATTTATGAAGAAGTTAGGGCATGGAAACGTTTTTCAAAAAGGCCTTACTGGGTTAATCTTTCAAAGTGATGTAGATCAAGAAGTCTTTCTTAATCGCCATAGAGGTTTAATGTCTAATTGGCAGAAGATGATAGGGCTTTCTAAAGAGGCTTCACGGAATGTTTTTTTATATATGGATGGGCGTATAGAAGCTAAAAAATTGACCCCGAGACAACTTACTGTAGCAAATCAAATGCGCCAATATTATGATACAATTTTAGAATCTGCCAATCGTCATAGAGCACAATATAAACAAGAGCCTATAAAGCCCAGAGATAGCTATATTACTCATATATTTGACGCTATGACTACAGAAATGCTTAAACAGCGCCATCCTTTTCCAGATTATTTAGCAGATGTGTTGAAATATGTTCCATTAAGAGAGAAAAAGACCCCTTATTTTAAAGAACGTAAAGGTCATTATAGAATTGGCCTTATCGAAGATGCTTGGCGGGCGCTTGACGCTTACGCTTTTAGTATGGCGCCTGTTTTACATGATGACCCTATCCGCAGGTCTAATTCAATTTTAAAATGGGTAAGGCGAGAAATTCGCTATCAACATAACATTGGCAAGTCTACTAATATAGATTGGAAGGCTATACGAAATTATACAGATGATTATGTAAGGGATTGGGCAGGACGCCCTGGAAAGATAGATCAGGTTATTAGACAGACAATAGACCCTATAAATAAAATTTTGGGAACTCATTTTGGTATTCAAATGCCTGCAACTCTTTCTGGGTTGAGTGATATATACAGAGGCCTGGTATATACTGCGTATATGGGCTATCGGCCGAAGCTGGCCTTGCGAAACTTGGGTCAGCATAGCCTTATAATAGGCGAAACAGGCCCAAAATATCTATTACAGGCAATCAATCTTCGCAGATCTAATCCTGTAAAATTTCAAGAAGTTGCTCGTAAATCCAGAGTATTGCAATCTCGTGCTTCTACATATTCGGCCGAAGTTCCTTTAAAGCGAATGAGTAGAATCCAAAAGTCTGCAATGACGTGGTATCGTGGAGCAGACAAGATAAATGTTCAAGACTCTTTTGTTGCTGGATATCTGGAGGGTCAAGCTACAGGAAAAAATCCTACAATGAGAGGAGATCAGGTTGCAGCAAAAACTCAATATCTTTATTTAAAAGGTAATCGAAGTATGCTTGCCAGAGGATTTGGTCTTTCTTCTATTATGGGCCGGCATATGGGAATGTTTACAACATGGCCTTCGAACTTTGTTGAATTGATGGTGAGTTGGGCAAAACCGGGCCAAAGAAAGGCTCTTTTAAGATATTTTACTTTAAATGCCGCGCTTTTACCTTTAAAGGCGTTAGGTATTGCGACCGGAGCTTATACAGGCCTTACGTCTGTACGACAGATACTTTCTATGGCACAGGGAGAACCTTTTCCAACAGTCAAATTTGCAACTGATTTTACTAAAAAGGGATTTAAGACAGTAGGAGCAATTCGCGACATATTAAGGACAATGGATAAAGATGATTTAAAAGAATTAATTCTTTATACAACCGAAAAATAGGAGGGAGGTGCGCTATGGAAGGATTAAGAGATTTACTGAAAGGAAAGAAGACTTACCTTACAGCTGTTGCTGCAATATTAGGCGCTATCATTGCTTTTGCTAATGGTGCAAGCGTAGCAGATACTTTGCAGATTATAGTTACATCTATTTTGGGATTAACTATTAGAGCTGGCATTTCAAAAAACTAATAAAGGGCCTGTTCATAGCTGTAAAAACTTACAGCATTATGAACAAGGCCCATTTAAAACTTGGTTACTGTGAAACCGAAAAATGGTACGATCCTCGTACCGACTCTATGCAGGGTGGGACTAAATATTGGGGTATAAAAATTAGTCCTGGTGGGTCAAGATTTAACCCTTCAAATCAAAAGCGAACCACGCCTTTCGAAGATATTATATTACCAAAAGAAAAAATAAATTGACATCTAATTATCATAAGATGTATACTTTTAGTGATGAAAATTAGCGATATTAGCGATCGTCAATTTAAAGTATTATGGCTTATAGGAATACTGATAATATTGTCTTTTCTTGCTAATGTTTGGGGTATAACTTATCTAATTGAGAATAAAACAAAAGGCAGTTTTCGTCCTATTGTGGAATATCAGAAAAGAGAACCTTTGGATTTGCTTGAAGATTATGTTGGTTTTATTCCAGGCCCACAATTTAAAAGTGACTTATGTAGAATGAGAAAAAGAGAATCTTATACGCCAGATAAGGATGGATATTTTTTGTCCGATCGGTATTTAGAATCACTTATGCACAAGCTTAATAGCGAAAAAAATCATCAAATCCTTGATTAGGTAGCAGCTTTTATTTTACGCCTCCTTTGCTATCATTTAAATGCTATCGTTTAAAAAAAGCCCATAATACAATAGCAACAGCACAACAAACACTAAATACTGTTATCGCTTCTTTTAAATTAACTCCAATTTCTATCATTGTATCTCCTTTGCTGTAGGGGAGGGGTGATTAAAAATATCTTTTTGCTGTCCAAGATAATATCTTTGCCAATTGTTGTGATAGTTTAAATCTTTTGGTATTTATTTCTATTGATTTTATAATATTTCCATCAGCGTGTCTTTCTGTTGCAGCTTTCCAGTCGCAAAACATTTCTATTAAATCAATTAAATCCATATCATTTACACCATTAAAGTAAAATTCTGGATGATGATGATTTATATCATAATGGTTTTTAAGTCCTATTTGCATTTCTGCGAGATATTTCTTATATTTATCGCTTCCATAGGTTGTCCCTTTTAATTTCGGAGTATAAATATCAAATATTTCTTTTTCTGGTGAGCGCAATTTTGAAGTATCATGATTATCTGCTCTACTTAATAATTCCTGAATTACTTTATGCAGAAGATTATTTACTCTTTTGATATGCCTCAATGTATCCGCAGAGCTATCATAGTTACTCATCTCTCATTTTCCTTTCTTATTGAGGATTATAGCGGGGAGTGGCATTATGCCTAACAGTTTCCTCCAGCAACGTGTTTATCACGCTTAACCGCTTGGAACTGCCATAAGTCATTTGCTTATGCTCCCCATAGTTTTGTAAAAGTGTGCTGGTAATTAATTAGACTGCTTTATTTATTTTTCAGGAACAAATGTTAATGCTTCTGCAATTGCTGCTTCATCTCCTTTGTGTATTTCTGTTGATGTATTGTAAATCCATCCACCACTGACCTTAAAACGTTTGGTAGATTTCATTATACGCATATTATCATCTTCATAAACTGCTTTACCTATTACCTCGCAATCAGGAACAAAAGGAACTAAAATGTTCCAACCATTTTTTGTTGCCTGTTCTTGATTAAGATTCTTCATATCTCTCATAATTTCTCCTTTCCTGTTATTTGCTATCTAATTGCCAGCACACTCATAGTAAGATAACTATTCGTTTTTCTTTTTTCCTTTTTCTATAACTTTTCCGTCAACAATCTCTATATCTACTGCTGTTTCCAATTGTTTCTTGACCCTGATTAAAATTTTACGCAGCTCTTTTGCATTAGGAAAATCAGCCTTATCAAAAGAACTTTGCAGTATACGAAAATCTTCATCTTCTAATATAGCAATGCCATTTTCATGCTTTTCCATTTTATTCAAAATCTTATCGTAAGAGCGAAGAGCTTGAATATTGGCTCTTGGATGAGCTAATTGAAGAGCATTATCGCATTGGATAATAAAGATTTCTATGTCATTTTTTATTTCTCCTTTTTCCCTGCCTCTTTTCATATCTGTAGGGATGTCTTCTAATTTGATATTCATATTGAGTTTCTTCATTACTTTATCCTCCTTTTGTTAGCACAATTACAATTCCGTTTAATTTTACCTTTGACTATTTGAACGACGCTGTTACATATTGGGCATTTCTTTTGCCGCGTCGGGAATAAATTGAGCGGATCTTTGCGATACCCATTGCCTTTCCGCCAATTCTTTTTAATGAATTTTTTATTTGAAGTCTCCACGTGGTTTTATTTTTATCCCTATTTTTTCTTGTATGTTTTCCCACCAACCTTCTTCATTAGCAAATTGCTGATACGCTTTTACTTCTTCGGGGAAACCCATTGCCAAATTTGCCTGGTTAGGCCTATCAGCTTTTGCAATAGCTTCGACTAATGCTGTTTTAAAACTACCTGCCATACGATACTGCCAATCAACTATAAATCTTTCACCCTTTGTTAATTCTTGTAAGTTCATCTTGTTTCTCCTTTTGCATTTTACGGTTCTTTTTTCTAATACACTTATAACAAACATAGCCTCATATTGTTCTTTCTATAACTCGTTTCCCTATTTTTTTGCCTCTGTATAGCGGTAGGGGAAGTTTCCTTGCAAGAGTTCTTGCATTAACAGCGAATTCATTTTTGCATTTAAAGCATTGTATTTTAAACTTGTTTGACATTTTTATGTCTCATTTTTTTAGCTCGCTTAACATCCGCAGCACACTCTTTTAAGTCGGCTATTTTAGTTACTATGCCGTATCCTTTTTTAAATGTGCCTATACCGCAAAATTTCTCGCCTTGACTTATTCCGCAAAAGGGGCACATTTCTTTTTTAATAGGGCAATAATCAAACATCTAAATTATATTCATCATCTATTTTCTTGGCCCACTTAAGAAACTCCCAAAAGCCTCGCACTGCAAAAGGTAAGAGGAGTAAGATTGTTAATTTTGCCATGCTCATTTAGTCCCACCTATAGCGTGCCACTTTAAATCCTGCCAATTGCGCAATCCATAAAGAGCGCACTGGGGAATTTCCATCATTTCTAAAGGGTATCCTTCATTAGTAGGAAATTTTTTACCGTCTTGTCTAACTCTATAAGCACCTTTTGGCAAAAAGAGACATCTTTTAATAAAGCTAATCTTTGTTGTGAATCCCGCAACAGTGAGCCAGTTTGTATCATCATTATAAGAACAGAAAAGATAGACATTATTCTGATACTTTTTACTTCTAAACTGACTAATTGGTATATTCCAAGCGAACCAGGGCATTAACTTTGCACGCCTAACCTTTGTCTTGACATCAATTTTGTACTGGCCTATTTCGATATCTATGCCATTATCAAAGCCTGATTTATTATCAAGTTTTATCCCTAAAGAATCTGCAACGACTTTTTCACCCATTTTACCGATGATTTGTTCAAATTCTTTCCGGCCGTCGTATATGCCTCTTTTAGCAATAGACCCTTTTTGCTTGATGTAATCTTTTGCCCAGTCAAGTTGATCTTGGCGAACTTTAATCTCTATCATAATCTTTTTCTTTTATGGGAGCAGAGGCAAGGATTCGAACCTTGCTGTCTCCTGGGTATGAGCCAGGTGTGGAAACCATTTCACCCCCCTGCCGATAATTTAAAATGGGGTTGCCTCGTTTGCTGGTTTTTCGTCAACGAGTATATAATCTGTTATGATAGCTTTTGGCCATTTGTGATAATTGTTAGGCTCTTCGTGATCTACCGCAATCTTACAGATTTGACCTACCCATTCATCACTGTCGTATATAACCTCATCTCCTTCGTAAGGTTGGTCTATACAGTGTAAGAAATGTTTTGTTCTGCCTTTAATTGCAGCTGCTGGGCTATTCGGTAGGGGAAGGACGATATTATCCCATACCCATAAATCTATTCCCGGACCAGAAATAACAACTAATTTTATCCCAACCATAGGATCACCGTTCTGCGTCTGCTTATCCTGTTTTTCTGCTATCCTTGCAAAATGTTCTCCTTTAGGAAGTAACATAAAACCTCCACCTTCTTGGACTCCTGACATACCTACTACACCTTTCACGATTTGCCTCCTTTTTTAAACGGCCTGGCAGGATTTGAACCTGCTTTGAGACCTTCGGATAATCTTAAAACCGTCTCACATTCATGGGAAAGGATCAACATCATCCTTTAAGATTTTAACGGCGCTTTCACCAGAACGCCACAGGCCGTTAATTTATTTTTTTGCAGCAGCCTTTGCTGTCGGTTTAGCTGGTTTTTCTTCACCACCAGTTGCTTGCTTGAGTTTCTTTTCAAGAAAAGCTACACATTTACCTATTTGTTCTGATGTCATTTCTTCCCAACTATCTACGTCAGCCTTTAGAAACCATTTATCAATTTCCTCATCTTCGATTTTAACGGTCTCAACGAGTTGCTTTACACGAGTAACTTGTTTTGCTGTGGCCATAGGCTTTGGAGTAGATTCCTTTTCAATAATCTCTTTGCCATAAAACTTACAGAAATTTTCATATGTCCACTCAAAGCGCTCCGGGAACCTGTTAGAGCCCAAATCTGCGCGTTCTTTAACAGTTATGGCAACCCTTTTATCACCTTCCCTGATAATGCGGAAGATAATGTCAAAGAAATAATCATCTCCTCGCATACTGTCCCAGGTTACACCTATCTTATTAAAGTTATTTCCATAAACATCTTTTTGATGGGCCGTAACAATGACGTTCATGTCTAAAGCGAGAAGGAGACGTTGCAATCCTTTAAAGTCAGCCTTGACCTTCTGCCAATATCTTAAACCAAAGTCCTGCGTTTCCTTATCCTTTACGGTCTTGGCATATTTCTCGAATATACGAGTCCACTTTTCCTGGCAAGCATTATAGATCTGTGTAACAGGGTCTATAATTAAAGTACGAAAGTCGTGTTTTGTGGTTAAAAGCTCTCTAATTTCTTCTTTTACTTCGTCTGAATTAAGACTCTGTAAAACTAAACTTCCTTTTTCATTGATAGTCTTGGCATAAAAATCAGTGCCGCGCTCTGTATCAATAATATAGGCTTGGGGGAACTGGAGGGCTTGCAAGGTTTTACCTACGCCTGCTTCTCCAAATACAAACATCTTTAAACGCTTTTCTTTTACTACTGGTTTCTGTCCTTTCATTTCGCGCTCCTTTCTAAAAAGGCGATCTTTCGCCTGTGTGTAGGGTTATGAGCTCCTGGATTTTATCGGCTTGCTCTTGAAAGCCTCTTTTTTCCAGATTCTCTTTCATTAACTTAAGCCACCATAAATTGTCTTTATTCTTTCGCTCAATTCCAATCTTTGTATCATAGAACCTTGTCCTTACTTTTTTGATATTCTCTATATCAAGCGCTGTGAGGAGCTTCCGTTCCTGAATCGTCATATGCTCGTATTGGTAAAGCATATGGGGTTTTGTAGGAAACGGCGATGGCGTTAACTCCCACAGCGCGTTATCATAAGCCCAATTTACACATATATCTTCAAGCTGTTCTTGTGAGATTTTCCCATTTAACTTAAGTTGATAAGCTTCTTTTAATTCTGTAATTTGGATTTGGTTAGGTTTTATCATTTTTTCTCCCATTCAAAATCAAGCCACGTCAAAGGGTTATACCATTTGCCTTTCCATACTTGCCTACCAATAAAACATTCCAAATCAACAGTGCAATATTTCTCTCCACATTTTGGGCAGATTTTCCCGAACGCAGTCAAAGAAGTGGTACTACCAAAAGGAAGATAAATAACGTCTCCACACTTATGCCTCGCTACATTATTCCACTCGTTCATATCGTTCATAATTCCTCCGATCTGGATTTGTTACCATAACTGCCTTTCTTCATTTAAAACACCTCTTGTTGAAGCATAATATGCTCATAGAGGCGATTCCTCCGGGGGAGGGGTGCCTTCATATAGCCTTCTGCGTAGATCTACAGTTTTAGCGCCTACTTTGCACGTTTTCTCAAAGTCGGGCCACTTCTTAAAGCATGTCTCAAGCGTCCAGTCATTGTAGCCTTGTTCTGATACCCACTTGATACAGTCTCTTACGATATATTTCTGACCTTTTGCCTTTACAAGAAGCTCTTTTAACACTCTTCCATAGCGGTTACGTTCTCTCATGTCTATAGAAGTATCTTCGTATCCTTTTATAGTAATATAGAAATTAATAAGATTAGAAATAATAAGAAATAGATTAGAATCAATAGGGGAACTCTTTAGGTATTCCTTAAGAATACTTGTGGAATTCTCTTTTTCCTTATAAATATAATTATGTAACTGTCTGAAATTACGAAACTTATATTTACCTTTATACCTTACGAATTTGCGGAATATTTTCTCAATTTGTTTAAGGTTTTGGTCAATTTCTTGGCAGGATTTTGACAGATGAAATCGACTCTTAAACCATGAAGGGTCTATTGGAATCTCATTCCCGGTAAGGCCTGCCATTAAAAGAGAGAGGAGATAGTCTAATTTTTGGGAATCATTAAGCTGCATTACGAATCTTTGATCATCAGCGATTTCAAGCATTAGTTTTATAAAAATAAGTTTAGTAGCTGGCATTTTCGTTTATAAATAGCAACTGCCTTTAATTTGTTCAGGATTTTGACAGAATTTTGTTACCATTTTAAAGATTCCCTTATAAAACTTTAATTAAGAATGATTTTATAAAGATACATTTAAAAGCCCTTTTATAAAGACAAATGAGGGAGGTTTAAATGTTTTTGCTATACCACTGATACAAAGCGTAGCATGGTACGGCAAGCATAAATGCAAAGATAATCACATAACCCCACATAATGACCTCCAAATTTGAATTTAAGAAAAGGTAAGTTTAATGGTAGGAAAACGGAAAAGAAACTACAGTAGAACCCTATAAACAAGGCTCTTTGGGGTTGTAGCCAAAGCGCCTATAATGTATCTTATGTTAACTAGGCTATATGGGATAAAAGCGCTGGGGTTTATATGGCACTTCCTGCCGCCTATGTATTTATTAGCTAATACTGACCTGTCTTTTA